ATTTTATACATTAAACCTGATGAGTCTTTTCTATCGGATACAAAAATATCACAAAATAATCTTGCTTTCAATGTATTACAAGAATATTCTCGATCAGGAGTGTTTAAAAGAATTTATCTCATCGACAATATTGAAGTGGCAAAAATAATTGGTGATATTCCTGTTCGGGAATATTATGATAAATTAAATGAATTAATTGTTTCTACGATGCACATGATCAATGTTTTTGATAATTCGGAATCTGTTATGAATACCTTTTCTCCTTTGTCAGAAGTTGCACGAATATCAACTCTTGGTTTAGCTAATTACGAAGATGGAGAAGAAAAACCTTTTTTTTCTCTTGACATGCCACGGAAAAAAAGATATTATTATGCCATTCCGGAAACTGTTTTGGAATCCGATGGAAAATTTATGAAAAAAATATTAAAACAGCTAAAAGAAAACAGAGAGCATGATAAAATGAAAATAGATTATGGAGTGTATACTACAAGCTATGAACAACCATATATTTATTTTATAGCAAATAGCTCTATGATCCAAAAAAAGACTTGACAAAAGAAAATAATTAATATATTATACAAACAGCAGCATGAGAGAGTTATCATGCTGGCTTTAAAAAGGAGAAAATAATATTATGACACTTGATATGAAAAAAATGCGAGAGCGGATGACAACTCTCAAAAATAAGAATGGCGGTAATTCAAATAAGTTTTGGCGCCCCCCAGAGGGAGAATCAACAATTCGTATTGTTCCCACTGAAGATGGCGATCCTTTTAAGGATTACTGGTTCCATTATAATGTAGGAGATAATTCTGGGTTTTTGAGCCCAAAGAGGAACTTTGGAGAAGATTGTCCTTTAGATACTTTCGTACGTCAACTTTGGCAAGAAGGAACAGAAGAAAGCAAGCGCATGGCCAAAAAACTTGGTGCACGCCAGCGATTTTTTGCTCCCGTTCTTGTACGAGGAGAAGAAGACCAAGGCGTCCGTGTGTGGGGTTTTGGAAAACAAGTTTATGAAACTCTTTTGGGTTTGGTTCTTAATCCTGAGTATGCGGATATCACTGATCCCGAAGCAGGAATAGATCTAGTTCTTACTTATGGAAAGCCAGTTGGTGCTAGTTTTCCACAAACAAAAATCACTCCCCGCCGCCGAAGTTCCCAGCTTTGCGATGATAACCCCGAGCGTTGTAAGGAAATACTAGAAGGAATTCCAGATTTCGAGGAACTGTTTGCTGGTAGTCGGAAGACCTTTTCTGAAGTTCAAGCGATGCTCGATGAGTTTCTTCTTGGCGAAACAGAAGTCAAGGAAGACTCATCGGAGACTGCTAATACAGGTGAAACCAGTTCGGTTGACCGGGCCTTCGCAGATCTCCTGGGAAGTTAATTTTGAAAAGGAGACACCATTCGGTGTCTCCTTTTTTTTACTTGACAAAAGAAAAAAAAGAGTATATATTTAAATCATGACTAGGACACGTACAACAAAAACCGGCAAACTTTCAATTGCAGATATGCGCAAACTCATTAACAAAAAAGCCGGTATGAATGTAGCGCATAATTTAACAGACGACAGCCCTACAATTGTAAAAGATTGGATATCTACTGGTTCTCGCTGGCTGGATTCAATTATTTGCCGAGGAAAATTGGCAGGAATTCCAATGGGCAAGGTCGTAGAAATTGCTGGACTTGAAGCCACGGGAAAATCTTATATGGCAGCTCAAGTTGCAGCAAATGCTCAAAAGAAAAATATTGATGTAATCTATTTTGATTCTGAGTCAGCCATCGATCCAGGTTTTTTAGAAAAAGCTGGGTGTGATGTAGAAAATATTCTTTATATACAGGCAACTTCCGTTGAATTTGTTTTAGAAACAATTGAAGATTTGCTTAGTACAAATGAGAATAGAATGTTATTTATTTGGGATTCTTTAGCCTTAACTCCCTCTGTTTCAGATGTCGAAGGAGACTTCAATCCTCTTTCCTCAATGGCAGTCAAGGCCCGAATTTTAGCCAAAGGGATGTCAAAGTTGACGGTTCCCATTGCTAACAGTCAATCAACTTTCTTAGTTTTAAATCAACTTAAAACAAATATTACAAGATCACCATCGGAAGCTTTGGTGACACCATATATGACCCCCGGTGGAAAAGCAATGATTTATGCTTATTCACTTCGCATTTGGCTCACAGGCCGCAAAGCGAAAAGTTCCTTCATCCTCGATGACAAAGGTTACAGAATTGGTTCTGAAGTAAAGGTTAAACTTGAAAAATCGAGGTTTGGCACTCAAGGAAGGCGATGTAATTTCAAAATTCTTTGGGGCGAAAAAGTTGGAATACAAGATGAAGAAAGTTGGCTTGACGCTATTAAGGGATCTAGCTCGCTTAAACAATCTGGCGCCTGGTACGAACTTTGCTATAAAGATGGTAGCTGTGAAAAGTTTCAGGCTTCAAAATGGATGAGCAAGCTTCAAGAAGAAAAATTTCGCCAGCGCGCCTTAGAAATTATGGATGAGGAAATTATTCATAAATTTGATGATCGCACTGGTGAAGCAACAGAATTTTATGGAGAAGAATAATGACTTGTATTTTATTTATTTTAACAACTGCTGGTGCAATTAATATTCCAACTGGCAGTGTGTTTATGACATCTGGATGTCTGTATGATAATTCACATATGGAAGCTGTCTATGTAACTGAATTGCCTACAAATATTCGCCCACTGTACTTATCTCCCTGTATTTATACTTGGGCAGGTTTAAGTTGCGACGGCACTACACACAATAGATATTATAGTAATCAAAGTTACGAACTTAGATATCCTGGACATTATAATTATCGAAGATATCCTAGACATTATAACAATCGAAGATATAAAAGAAGATATCCGCACAGCGGAAATTATCATAATCGACGACAGCATCGAAATTATAAAAGAAAACCCAGTATCTTTAAGAAAGGAAACAAACGTTTTCGCCGCCAACGTCGTCGTCATTAAAAAGAAAGTAAAAAAAGAAGATAAGGAGATCACATGAAAAATATTATTTTTATTTGCTTGTTAGCGATTTCTTGCTCCGGAGCACAAAAAGAGGTTTCTAAAAATGAGACTGGTGAATACAAAACGCTTGTTTTCATAGAGGTAGAAAACAGCACATATCTTTCCAAAGCGAAAGTGTTCTATAAAAAAGCAGTGGAAATCCAAAAGAAAGTAGAAGCTTCAACCGCTAATAGAATTACTTCTATAACCGTATTAAAGTTTGAATACAACAAAGCTTTGGCTTTGTTACAAAAAGCAAAAAAACTTATTTCAAAGATTAAAACATTTGAGTGGAATATATGGAAAGAAAAGCGCAGTTTAGAAATACAAGTTGATGCTGCTATTAAGAGGGCCGAAAAAATTTCACGCTTCTTTTCAACCTCAGATTGGAACTAGCCCTAAGGAAGGAGAAATTAAATGAAGCTTAAGGCGATTCATTGCATGGAATGTGATGATGTTATTTATTCACGGGCTCGACAAGATTTTAGATATTGTTCTTGTGGGCAAGTATCTGTTGAGGGAGGCCGAGAATATTTTAAATATGGAAACGCCCCCGGGGCAGATTTTAAAATAACAGAAGTAAATGTCAATGTACCTCTCAACGAGTTATATGAAGATTGGGATCAGATGGTTGACAATTATGGTGTAATTCACGCTGCATAATTTCCTTTACACATAAACAAAAATATGTTATTCTAAATAAGTGACTTCGGCCGGGTGGCGGAATGGCAGACGCAACGGACTTAAAATCCGTTATCCGTAACGGGTGTAAGGGTTCGAGTCCCTTCTCGGCTACTATAAAAAAGGAGAAAATATGTCAATACAATTATGTTCACATTCTAAGCCAACAAATTCAGAAGTTTATGATCAAATTCGCAATTTGGGGTGTGTACCTCCAAGTGCGGACAACGACGGGAGATACAAAAATATGGCGGCTTTTGTTGACCGTTACAGTATTTCACTTTCTTTGCGCCCGGTAGATTTTACAAACGATTATTTGTTTGTACCAGATAATCATCACTATGTTGACGTATTGCAGCCACGTGTCAACAACAAACAGGATCGCGAAGAACAAATAGATACGATTCTTGAAGATTTGAAATCGACGGGAAAATTAAAAAAATTACCATGGGTCATGGAGACACCAGAAGGACTGCTGGCAACCATCTCTGGATATGGCCGCAGGGCAGCGCTAAAAAAGGCAGAAATGACAGAGCACGTGATTGTGGTCGACTGTACGCTTAGAGAAGCCCATGAACTGGCTCAACTTAGCAACCCTCGTACTGCTGAAGATGTTTGGCCAGTAACAGAGCACGATATTATTGCATCTTACCGCCAGACAGCTTTGTTTTTCTTGGAGGACAAAGAATGGACAGCTTCGTTCACAAAAGAGCAGGAAAAAGAGCTTTCTAGTTATCTTAAAGAAAAAATTTCCAATCATCATATTCAATTTCGTTCAAACCATACACGCTTAGGAAACATTGTCAACAAAATTATTGAGAATTTTAGATTGAATAAGCAATATTTGCGACCCGTTGCGTTATCCGAAAAAAGCGATGAAAGGGACAAGCTGATCGACGCACAATATAAAGAGTATTTTCCAAAAAACTCATGGGATACCTCTAAGCCATATTCTAACGTATTTCAGTTTTTCTCTTCTGCGGAAACGTTTGCGAACACAAAGCAAAGTTTGGATACTGTGTACGAAGATCAGAAAAATAATGATCTTTATAATGGCAAAAAAGAACTCCACATAGTTCAATGGATTAAGTCTAAACAAGGCAACGTGTTAAAGAGCACTGTTGATAAGAAGGTTGAAAGTTTACTTAAAGACTACAGGAGCTTGAATATAAACGCTCGCCGGGTTAATGATTATAATATTCGCCCTGCAAAGAGGCTGTTTATTCCTTCGACTTTCGCTGATTATCCTTCGAGATGTTTTGAGTGGGATATGCAAATTAACGATTTTGTTGAAAAATTTAAAAACCAAGCTTAAAAAGGAGAAAATATGAGCTATAAAGAGCCACATAGAAAATTTAGACGAAGAAGAAAACTTGGATCAATGAAGCGCAAGAACCGCAGAGCAGCTAGAAAGAAGAAATAATGTCAAGAGTAATGATCATCGACGCTCTTAATCAATTTTTAAGAGCATATATTGTTAATCCAACTTTAACACCGAATGGAGAGCCAATTGGTGGAACAGTTGGATTTTTAAAGATTTTGCAAAAACTTTGCCGAGAAATGAAACCAGATAGAATTGTCATTTGTTGGGATGGACAAGGTGGAAGCAAGAAACGCAAGCTGATTAATAAAAATTACAAAGGAGGTCGAAAGCCCCTTCGCTTAAATCGAGATATTAAAAATTTAACAGAGGAAGAAGAGCTTCGGAACAAGGTTTGGCAACAAATACGATTAGTTGATTACTTAAACAATTTTCCAATTACTCAGTTGATGTTTGAATCCGTAGAGGCAGACGATGTTATTTCACAGGTTTGTCAACTGCCAGACTTCAAAGGATGGCAAAAAGTAATAGTCTCAAGTGATAAAGATTTTTTTCAATTACTTGATGATGAAACAGTTGTGTTGCGGCCAATTCAAAATGAGGTTTTGAATAAGCATAAAATTGTAGAGAAGTTTGGAATTCATCCAACCAACTTTGCATTGGCACGTGCTATTGTTGGAGATAAAAGCGATAATCTAGAAGGAGTTCCAAGTGTTGGCATACCAACAGTTGCAAAAAGATTACCATTTTTGGCCGAAGAAAAAACATATTCTATCACAGAAGTTAGCAAATATTGTAAACTAGCAGAATCAAACTTGAAAGCATATCAAAATATTTTAGAAAATGAAGATTTGATAAAAGAAAATTATAAATTAATGCA